GATGTTGACCGGCCCGGCGAACTCCCGGCCGTTGGCCTGCGACGTCTTCCCCTCCGGCAGGAACTCGACTTGCTCGGCCCGCGCCCCGATGGACGCCTGCCAGGCGAAGCCCTTGTCGGCCAGGGCCATCACTTGCCGGGCCTTGGGCGAATCGCCCAGGATGTGGCCGGCGACGATGAGCTGGTCGTTCATCACCGCGACCGAATCGGTCTGGCCCAAGACACAGTCCACGTCACGCTGGTGGTCGAGCAGGATGGGCCGACGCTGCCGGCCGGTGTCCAGGCCGGCCAGGTCGACCACGACCGGATAGCGCCAGCCCGCCAGCTGCATCGCCCCGCCGGTGTAGGCGGTCATGGTGAAGCGCCGCGGCTTCTGGGCGTCCCCTTCGCCCGGAGCCGCTTCCAGCTCGACCGCGGCGGCCAGCAGGTTCAGCCTGCGGCTCTCCAGGGGCTTGCTCAGTACGTTCGGCTTCGTCATCGTCAGGTTCCTCTTCGTCCAGTTCCGCCGTCGGCTGGGCCTGTGCCGGCGTCAGGCCCAGCTCACGCATCAGGGCCAGTTCCTTGGCTCGTTGGCGTAGGGCCTCTTCCCAGTCCCGGCCCTGTCGGGCGTACTCGTGGGCCAGCGTCGTCGTGTGATGGGCCAGGCGCGTCGCCTGGGCACTGGCTTCCTTGGCGGGATCGACGTGTTCCTGGCCGTCCCAGAACCACTGGTGCGGCCAGTCGGCAATGGGACCGAGGCCGGCAGGCAGGAAGCCAGGAATCAGCGCGGCCTCGTCGAGCCAGGCAGCCAGGATGCGGTCGAGGACGGCGCATTCGAGGTGCGCCTGCTCGACGCGGATGGCCTTGAAGTAAGTCTGATGGTCCAGCCGGCCGGAGGCGTAGTTGTAGCCCGACGAGTTGCCGGCCGCGACGTTGAACGGCATGTTCAGGCAACGGGCGATCTCGTTGAGGATTTCGCGTTTGAACTCGGCGTAGGTCGTGGCGGGCTGTTGCGCCTCCAGTTGGCTCATCTTCCAGCCGCCCGGCATGGTGACCAGAGCCCGCTGCTCCAGCTCGATGGGCTCGAACGGCTCGGCGGCATCGGCCTCGCCGCCGGCCGGGGCGTCGGTGTACAGGATGCCGGCGAAGTCAGCGGCGGTCTCGGCGGCCGCGATCACCGCGAGCGTAAACCGCCGCAACTGGGCAAAGAGCGGCAGGGCCGGCAGGATGTCAGGCACACCCCGCGCCTGGCCCGGCCGGTCGGCCCGGAACCAGTGCAACATGGCCGCGGCGGGGATGCGGTCGTACTCGGTTCCCAACCGCCGCATGGCCTCGCCGGGATGCTCTTTCAGGACGTGGTACTCGACCGGGTTGCCGAAGGCGTCGAAGACGATGCCGTCGACGGCGTTTTCGCCCAGGGCTTTGGGGTCCGGCGTTGCCACCTGGTCGGCCTCGACGAGCCGCAGGTCGAGCTGCACCGGGGTGGGCAGCTTCGGGTTGTTGGTCAAGATGGCGAACGCCTCACCATCCTGGGCCCGGGCCATGCGCATGGTGCGGAGCTTCTCGGCCAAGTTGACAGACTTGGACCAAGTTGCGAAGGCTTGCTCGATGCGGCGGTTGGCCTCGGCGTCGTCGGTGAGCATCTGCAGGCGGGGTCCGGTGCCGATCACGTCGTTGGCTAGTGTCAGGACGATCCCTTTGGCGTAGCTGTTGTTGGCGACCTCGTAGCGGGCACGGTTGCGGAGGATGCGCCGCACCTCAGGGCTATTGGCGGCGTTGGCGGAGAGGCCATCGGCGTTGGCCCAGTGGCGGCGGTTGTCGTCCGTGGTCACCGCCGCGTCGTAGCGGGCGCGGAGCAGCCGGGGAGCGCGACGCGGGGGATGCCCCGCTGCTCTGGGCGTGAACAGATTGGACAACCAGCGAAACACTCAGTGGACCCCCGGGGGCACGAACTTGTTGAACCGCAGCCCGCGCTGCTTCGATCGGGCCGCGTCCTTGGCCGCCAGGTAGCGGTCGGCCGCAATCTGGTCGGGCAGCGGGTGCTGCTCCACGCTCCCCGCGTCGCCGGAGGCCTTGGCCGGCCCTTCGGCGTTCTTGCGGATTTCAGCTTCGAGGTCGTCGCGCATGTCGGGTCTCGGTCGAAGCGATAGTCACGCGGTGTCGGCAGCGTGGACCTGGCTGCTTATTGGTGACGTATGCCGCTCGCGAAGGAGATGTCCGCCCAGACACTCACCGGAGAGGAAATTCTGCTACCGCTAGCGATCTGGCCGGGCGGGAGCTGGCGTGGCCTCGAAGGTGACGATCTTCCGGCCGCAGTGGCGACAGGTCTTCCGTCGGCGGATGCGGCCGTCACGCAAGGGTTCGGTGTGCGTCGTTTTGAAATGCCGGCAGCCGCACCGCGGACACACCAAGCCCCGCTCGTTCCGCCGGGTCGAGGTCATCGCCGTTTCCTCCGCTGGAGCTCGGCGAAGCTGACGCGCTTGCGTTTGACCGAAACCTGACTATCGGTGCCCGGCAGGACCACGCCCTGGAGCGAGGCGGCCACGGCGCAGCCGACGAGACCATCGAACCAGTGGTTGTCCCCCCGCTCGGGACGCGGCTTCCACTCATCGACCGTGCGGCCCCGGCCCTCGGTCTTGACGCGGTACTCGGCGGTCAGATGCTCGGCAAACAGGCGGTGCTGCTCCGGCCGATCGCCAAACAGCGACAGACACCCCCGGTCGCCCAACGCCACGGCAAGCCTGGCGTAGATGAACGACTTCCAGTAGTTGGTGTCGTACACCACGTGCCGCACCGCTCGCTTGCCCTGCACGGTGGGCATCCGCCAGTTCAAGCCGACGCGATCCCCCGGCCGCCGCTTGTACTCGCTGAACGGCTGGCTGGATGCACCGACAAACCGCCCGTGGCTCGGGAGGACGATTCCCGCAAATGCCGACTGCCGGCAGAATTGGTAAACAACATCCGTGGACGACCCCCAATTGGCGTCGATCAGGCAGCGCTCGATCCGCAACAGCGCCCCATCATCCCGTCGCCACTCACGGCCCAGGTAGTCCTGGGTCAGTGCTTCCAGCCCCGCGTAGATCGCTCCCTCCAGCCCGCCGGCTTTGGTCGCGGCAGCCAGCGTGGGCCGGGCGTCACGGAGCGTGAAGTACGGCCGCTTCTGGTCGGGGTAGGTGCCGTAGTCGATGACGTAGCCGGTGAAGTCGTCCTCCCAGGCACAGACGACGAAGAACAGCAGATGGGCCTGCACGTCGATGAACATGGTGACGTGGTTGCAGCCGATGGGCACTTCGCCGCGCTGCATGCGGTTGAGTTTGCTCGCAACCTGGTCGGCGGTCAGTTCGTCCGGCTCGACGGTCTCCTCAGGTAACGGCTCATTCTGGTACTCAGCAAAGAACGCCGCCTCGTCCTGGAGCTTCAAGTTCATCGCATGCTGGATGGCCGACAGTTCGTCGGGGTTAAAGCGCTCCGGCCAGGCGACGACGGCGCCGGCATCCATTTCAGCCCGATGCTGCCGATAGAACGCGGTCGCCTCCTCGCCATGCCCGCCGCGGCGGAAACTCTCGGCCCGGATTTCCGCATAGCGTTGCCACAGCTTCTCGTTGGTCGGGAACGAATAGACCATCTTGGTCCGCTCGCCGTTCCACTCCGGGTGCTTGTCGCGGTCGAGGATATTGTCCGCCATGTCGCCGGGGCGGATGACCGTGCAGGGCATGATGCCGCTGATCTTCTTGCCGGGACCGGCCAGGCCGAGCACCGCGCCGGCTAGGATGCTCTCGCGGGTGGCGCACTGGGACAGGCTGCGGGCGCTCTCATCGGTTTGCGGGTCATCCCCTCCGAGTACCCGTGTGGACGCGAGGACCGAATGCAAGTCGGCGTGCAGCACCACCACGCCCGTCTTGGCGTCCGGGTCAATTTCGATTCGCTGCACGAACGCCTCGACCAACTGCCGGTCCGCCAGATTGACCTCCTCCTTGTCGGCCAGCCGCTCCAGCTTGTCGAACTGCTCGTTGGCCCAGTCGCGGAGTTGCTGCGGCGTCAGCAGCGACGAGGACGCGACCTCGGCCGACGGCAGCTTGCCTTGCAGGGCGTCCCGCTTCCGCTTCAGGTCGGCCAGCACGGCGGGCAGGTCGTCGATCCCCTCGAACGTCGGGTCGGCCAACAGCGTCACCGTCGCCTTGATCCGCCGGTTCAACTGCTCAATTTCCCGCCGCACCGCCGACGTGTCCGGGGCTTCGACCTGCTTGGTCATCGCCCGGACGAAGGCCTCGATGGCCTGCTTCCGCGTTTTGGCGTCGCCCTGCAGAACCCGGCCGATGGCCCGCAGCACGAAGGCGTCGAGGGCCGGGCCGGGGATGCGAACCAGGCCACAGACCGCCTTGCCGTAGCGGTGGTAGCCGGCGCAGGTGTAATGGCGGTACGGCGGGCCGTACTCCGGCTTGCGGCGGGCGTCGCGGACGGTGGTGAAGCTCGACCCGCAGCGTTTGCACACCAGCAGGGTCGAGACCAGCGTCCGCCGCACCGACCGGGCCTTACCGCCGGCGAACCGGCGTTTGGCCATCGCGGCCTGGGCGGCATCGAACGTCTCCTGCGAGATCAGCGGCTCGTGGACGCCTGGGACGATCACCCAATCCTCGCGGGCGTTCTTGAAGCTGCCACGCCGGCCCTTCTTGGGCCGGAGCGTGCCGCTGCCACTCATGCCGAACAGGCTGCCCTCAGTCCGCTTGTTGTAGACCAGCGAGCCGCAGTAGACCGGGTTGCGAAGCATCTGGGCGATGTTCGACATGTTCCAGTGGGAGCCGAACATGCTCGGGATGCCTTCCTCGTTCAGGCGGGCGGCGATGGAGCGGTAGCCGTAGCCCTGCACGCAGAGTTCGAACATCCGCTGAACCGCGCGGACGCGCTCCGGCGTGCTGGGGACGAGGCGAACAATGTCTCCCTTGGCCTTGGCCACATGAACATCGCCAGCGATGGTGCGGATGACGCGGCCGTCCGGCCCGATCTCCCGTTTGCTGCCGTCGGGCAGCCAGCGCAGCGTGCGCAGCACCTGGCCGTCGGGAGTGAGGTGCTGCTTGTCGTAGCCGTAGGGCGGCTGGCCACCCGGTGCGCTCTTGCGCTCTCGCAGGTTGGACAACTGTCCGCGAATCGAATCGCGGGCCAGCTTGATCGAGTACTGCCGCGCCTGCCAGGACTTGACGCCCTGGATCAGTTCGCCTTCGTCGCCTTCGGGAATGCCCTCGGCGGTGAAGACGACGTTGACGCCGGCCAGGTGCAAGCGGTGCAGGTAGTAGCCGGTCTCGTTGGTGCCGCCGCGCGAGAAGCGGGAGATGTCGTAGCACAGGATGGTGTCGAAATCGCGGCCGTTCTCGGCAGTCGCGATGAGTTGCTCGAAGGCGTTGCGGCCCTTGGTGCTGGTGCCAGAAATGGCATCGTCGATGAACCAGCGCAGGATGCGGTAGCCATGCTCCGCTGCCCAGCGTTCCACGAACGCCTGCTGGTCGGGGATGGACCGCTCTTGCATGTCGGTGCTTCGCCTGGCGTAGCCGACTGCCGGGATGAGCTTCTTGGTCATGGTGGTGTTCTCCTTGGAATGCGACGGGCCCCGCCAGACGCGTGGCGTCAGCGGGGCGCGTCTGAGCGTCTAGCATGGACGCTTGGCGAGGTCGAACTGCCCGCGAGCGACCTTCTTGAACCGGGCCTCCTTGCCCTTGGCCCTGATCTGCCGCAGCAGTGAGGAGTACAGCGTCGCCTCGGGCGTTTTGCCGCCGGGCGAGGTCCAGAGGCCTTTCGCCGCCATCGCCTCGACCATCGCCCGGCACGTCATCGGCCGGCCGGCCTCGGCCAGGACACGCTCGGCGGCGGCGATCTGGCTCAGCTTCTCGGCCGGGGCCAGCGTCGCCTTGGCCTTCTTCGCCTTGCCCGTGGTCGTCTTCTTTGTCTTCGTTGCCATCGTCGTTCCTCCCGTTCGGGGTTAGCTGGTTGGCGAGGCGAACGTCGCCCCGCGTCAGGACAGTCAGTTACAGCCAGGAAGCCCGAAGTCCAGCTAACCTTCCGCAGTTTCCGCAGATTTTTCCTCGACCTCGATCAGGCGACGCCGGCCGGCCCGGATGTCGGCCTCCAGTTCCTTGAAGAACCGCCATTCCCATAGCGGCACGATGGCGACGATCCCTTTGCGGTAGCGCGTCACGATGACCGGTTCGTCGGATTCGGCCACCATCCGGCAGGCGAAGCCAAGGCATTCGCGGAGATGGGTGACGGCCATTTCGTGTTCCGTTGGCATGACAAACCCGGACATGTACAAGAAAGAAACTGTACCCTGATTCGCAGCTGTTCCCGCGGCGGTCACCAGCCGAGCAGGGCCAGGTAGGACCCGCTCGTGTGTACCCATCCCCTCGACTTGCTTGCGTGCGTGCGACACACAATACCCACCCCGCGGTGCGTTCACGCACCCGCGGGGGGTATTAGGGGGGTGCGCACGCACACACACAGACCTCATGGAGGAGAGTAGCCTTGATCCGGTTGCGGCACGGTCGCGAAGAGTACGGGATGGTTAGCACCGAAACGCCAGCGATGAACCAGGCCGTTGGCCTCGGCTTGCTTGAGCAACCGATTCGCCTTGCGCTCCGACAAGCCGGCATCCATTGCCGCCTGCATGATGGCCAGCATCTTGAGCGGCTTCTGGCTCACGAACGCAGCCGCGAACCGTTCCGCGTCCCAGGTCGGCTCGCTTGCCTTGACCTCGGCTGCTTGTGGCTTGGGCTTGCGGCGTGGCCTTTCGGACCGCAGGTCGGCCGGGTCGAGCGTGTCATCGAGCGTCCACACCGGAAACGTCCAGCGGAGGCAGCGAGGTTGCACGGGCGGCCAAGAGCGGACGGCGGCGTCGAGGACGACCACGTCATCTTCCTCATGCGGACGCAGGATCAGGTGCGTGTCCGTGGCCCGCGATTGCGCTCCCGCCCCGGCCCCCACGTCGGTGATCGCCTTGCCCGACTGGTTCCCCTTGGTGCTGTGATGCACGAGTACAAACGCGCAGCCCAGCCGGGCGGCGTAGGCGTCGAGGTGGTTGTAGAGCATGGCCATCGTGCCGTTGTCGTTCTCGTCGGTGTCCCGGGGCAGGAAGCGATAAAACGCATCCAGAATGATGAGGCGGTACTGGTCCGGCTCCAGCGCGGCGAAGTAGCTGCCCAGGCCGAGCAGGTCCCGGAGCCGGCCGCGGAGGCTGGCCACGAAGACCCGCTGCCCGAGTTCGTCCAGCTTCAGACCCCGGGCCTCCATGACCGTGGGGAGGCGGTGAGCGCTGGTCTCCGCGTGCAGTTCGTTGTCAATGATGAGTACCGTTCCTGGATCGGTCGCGAAGGTGTCAAGCCACGGCCGGCCGCTGGCGACGGCCAGGGCTAGGTCGAGGACCAGCCAACTCTTGCCGGTCTTGCTGGGGGCGATGACGTTCATGGTCTCGCCCTGGCGCAGCAGGCCGTGGATGACCGGCGGGCGGAGGTGCGGGAACTGGAAGATGAGTTCGCGCAGGCTGCGGGCCGGCGGCTCCGCTGGTGAGTTCGGTTTGCCGTTCTGCTCGTACAACCATGCCAAGTTGCCAGCGCCGCCTAGCTTGGGAGGCTGGGCTTCCGTCGAACGCGGTGCGGGCCAGGCGTCGTCGGGCCGGGGCGGCATGACGGCACGCGTCGGTTCAATGTCCCCGGCCGCCCACTGTTCGACGTTGGGCAGCCAGGGGGCGATGATCTCCCTGGCGATCCGCTCGTCGGGCCAGCCCTGGTCGCTGAAACGTTCCCACGCCTGGGCGGCGAACTCTAGGGCGTGATGTCGCCCGCGGGAACGTGCCGCCTCCACTTCGTGGCCGGCGCGGTACAGGACCCGCCCCTTGTCGACACCTGCCTCGGCCGCTTCCCTGGCCCGCCGTCGGGCTTGGTAGGCCGCTTCGATGGCCTCGATGTCGGGGAAGTCCCACGCGGCGGCCTCCCGGGCGCCGGCCAGGTAGGCATCGCGGTAGGCCTGCTCGGCCGTGATGGCGACGTGTTCGGGCGGCACCCATGCCGGCGCGAGTTGGAATAGGTGCGGGTCGAACAAGCAGGCCCCGTCGTGGTAGTACTGGACGGGGGCTTCATCGGTCGCGTTGGACATGCTCGCCCTCCGGGTGTTGTGCTAGCCAACAGGACAACAGCCAAGCCGTCAGCACCTCAACGCGGCGATCGGCTGTGGACGATTCATCCGTGGGCGCGCACAGCGTCACGCGCATCTCGAAGGGGCCGATGCGTTCCGGCGAAAGTTGTGGCATGACCGTCCCTCCTGGGCCAGGTGCTGCGGAAGCAGCGAGGCGGGGCGCGGCGGCCTGCACGAAGGCAGGCTGCGCAGCGCCAGTGGCGAAAGGTCGGTCAGTCGATGGGTAGGTCGGTGTGTGGTTGCTCAGGCCTCGCCTTTTGCCTTGTAAGCCGCGCGATGATCGGCAAGGGCGGCACCGTAGTCGAAATAAACCCTCCACGACGCCGCCAGCACGTTCGGGTCGGCGTCGAAGCCGAAGAACTCGACCGTCGGCGTCTGGTTGCCCTGGAGGAAGGCCACGATGAGCGCCGTGTCCATCGGGTCGGCGAACAAGTACCAGGCCTTGGTGCTCGTGCCGGTGAAGCGGGCGCTGTTGGATAACCGTGGTTCGACCTCCAGCGCGACGACGTTCTTGAGGGCGTTGCCGGTGGGAGTGTCGTTGTTGGCCCGCTGGATGAAGTCGCTCAGCAGCAGTTCCTTGGCCGTCTGCTGAAGCTCCGGGGGCACCAGCAGCGTGCGCGGCCGGATGTCCAGGTCGCGGCCCTCGGCGTCGCGCTGCGCCAGCATACGAGCGATGCCGGTCGCCAGTGAGGCACTCGACAGGGCCGTGGCGGCGCCGGCGTCGTAGTTGCCGTTGGCCGCGCTGAAGAAGTTGCCGGCGTTGGCCAGCAATACCTTGTAGACCAGGTCGGAGAGTGACCGCATGGCGCTGCGGCCGAGACTTCTGGCGGTGTCGTCGAACAAGCTCAGGTCGTCGTTGATGATGTCACGTCGGTCGATGGAGAGCATCTTGGCGAACGTGTCCACCGAGTACTTGTAGGTTGCCTCGGCGATGCCGCCGTGCTTGATCTCGCCGCCCGGCGGCAACTGCGTCAATTCACCGGTGTCGGTCGGCCGGATGCCAGTGTGTTCCTTGAAGTCGTTGGCCGACTTCACGCTGGCGAATGACCGCCAGGTCGCCGGCGATTCGGTGTACGCTTCCATCAGCACCTTGTTGGCGGCGTTGCCCAGGGCCGTCGGCAGCGAATAGGTGCTGAGCGCCGCCCGGATCATTGCCTCCCGGCCGCGTGGTGCGTCCTTGCCTTCGATATCCAGCGCAGCCTGGCACAGATCCACGAGGCTGGTCGCCCGCAGGTCGCGTGCCCGCTGGGCTACTTGTGGCCCCAAGTGCTTCTCGGCCAAGGACTCGCGGCCCATGTGGGCCAGGATTGCCGCCTCGAGCACGGCTGGCGACGGCGGCTCGGAGCGTCCGTGGATGACCGAAAAGGACGGCCGCGAGGCCCGCAGCACTTCCAATTCGGCCTGGTTGGCATCCCAGCCCTCGGCGATGGCTCGTGCCTCAATGTCGCCGAAGCGCCCGCCGCAAGCCTTGCGGATGGCGTTGATCCGTTGCGTCTCGGCCAGGGCCTCGGCCCGGACCTGCTCGGCGGTCAGGGTAATCTTCTCGTTCGACATGCTCTTCTCCTTAGTGTTGGCGGCGATAGCGACCGACGTGTTGGCGTCGGCACCGATCGCCACGATGGAGACTTCCCGCAGCACGGCAGCCTTGACCAGCGTGAAGCCGCTGCCGGGTGCCTTGATGACCCGGCCGTTGACCTGGACCTGCTCGCCGGGCCGAAAGCGCTCGTAGTCGCTGGGTGTAACACCGACCGAGGCCTGGAAGCGGAAGCCGGACCGGGCCAGTTCGATCACCTGCCGGGCCGCCTCCGTCGAGGGCGTGATCGTGCCCTGCACCAGCAGTTTGCCGTCGATGATGCCGGCCTTGCCATGTCCGACAATCCCCTTGAGCGTCGCGTCATGGTCGGCCAGGATGCCAATCTGTTCGGCCGAGGCATCGATGCCAACCAGGTCGAGCACGACCGGCCCCCAGCCCGGCACACTCATCAGCCCGCCGGTGTAGGCGACGATGGTCACGCTCGGCGGCTTGCTGGTTGTAGCCTGAATCTCGACCTCGGCAGCCGATAGCAGGAGTTCGTCCCTCGTGGTGGTCATGAGGAGCCCTCGTTGGTGAACGGATCGAAGCCGGCCGCAAGCAGCTTCGGGGCCAGCAGTTTCATACGGTAGCGGACGGTGCCCTCGGACACGCCTAGCCGTCGGGCCACCTCGCTCATGTTGCCCTGGCAGTCGATGAAGAGCCGGCAGAGTGCCCGGCATTCCTCGTTGTCGATGAACTCCAGCACGTCGTCCGTCGTCCAGTGCTTCGTCATCAGCTCGACACGCCGATCCTTGTCCTGGTCAAGTAGGTCCGGTGTGTCATCCGGCTGGTCCGTCTTGACTGGCTCCGGGGCCTGCATGAATCGCTTGCCCTGCCGTCCTTGGCGTTCGACGTACTTGAGCACAGCCCGCTGCACAATCGTGTGAATCAGCGTTTTCGCCGTCCCCTTGGCCGGATCGACCTTCGGCGGTTTGCTCATCAGATGCAGCAGCGCTTCCTGGGCGGCGTCGCCGAAATCGACGTGCTTTGGGCAACACCGCTTGGCTTCCTTGAGCGCGACCGCCCTGGCGTAGGCAAGCAGGTCGGGTGGCAGTTCAAGTGCTTGCGGTGAGGAGTCATTCATTTACACCTCCTCGCCGCGTTCGAGGCGCTCCCGAACATCATCGGCCAGGGTGAAGGTGATCACTGCCGGTTTGTCATCTCGCGGCGGGAAACGATGGAGCAGAAATAGCTGATCATCGGGCGGAATTCGCCGCCGGTACTTCCGCGATGCTTCCCTCGCCGCCTCGCGGAGTGGCCGCAGGAAGTCGGCGTAGGAGCAACCCAGCGTCTGGCACATTTGCGCGTAGGGCGTGAAAATCCTGGCATCCTCGAAGTAATCGGCGGCGGCGTCCACGTTCGCCCGCGTCCATACGTCCGGTTGCGACAGCTGCACGACGCGGTTCGAGACGAGCAGGTCGAGCATTTCCGGCCGGCAGTCGTAGCCGCGACTGCGGAGATGGCCAGAGGCCTGGGCGGTAGTCATTGGGAACAGCTGGGATTCGGCCGGGTCGTCGTCCTCCGGCAGAGGTTCAAACACGGGAGGTTTGCCCGGCTCGCATTTCAGAAAGCCGATCCCTTCAAGCGCGGCCCCCCACTTCAGCTCGACGTACTCGTCGAAGGTCAATCCGATTCGCATTTTTGCAGTCCTTTTCTGGAACTTCTGGCGAGCCCATCGCTCCCCTTACCCACTTATTTCCGGCCGAAGGGCCGATTCGTAAGGTCATTCCGTATTTTTTCCGAAGCTCGTCTTCCCAAACGCCGGGGCTGGAATCAAACGCAAGAAGGACCAACCCCTAGGCGCGGCTGCTAGGAAGTGCTAGCCTAGTCTGATGCCAAGCCAGAGTTATCCTGAATGTGTTCGCCATCTCAGGCCGCGGAAGGACGTGCGTCTACGGCACTTCTTCCTCTGCGATAGCTGCACCACCAAGTGGACTACGGAAGCCTTTGATGATAATGCGCCTCTCTGGGCGAGCGAAGCGATTACCGGTTTCTGCCAGCTTTGCAATCTTCAAAAACAGGTCCGACTGCGAACGTGGTTTCTCTGTGACATCTGCTTTCGTGTCGCTGGCTCAATCGGACGTAATCACGTCGCTGAACAGGCGATCTTGACCTGGTGGCGAACGAACGTCCAGAGTACTCACCCTCATCTCGTGATCGAGCAGAACGATGAATCGGCGTTGCGGCCTCGTCGCGACACGGATGTTTCCGGGGAGGGACCGCTCGATTTTCTGGTTCGGGATACCTCGCAGAACCGGGTTGTGCTCGGCATCGAGAACAAGACCGGCCGGAGTTCGATACGAGAGATGAGCGTGTTCCAACTCGATGTTTCCGACTGCGATTCGATTATTCACCACGTTCGCGAGTTGAGCATTCCAGCATATCTCGTTCACGCTCAGGTGCTTGAACGCTGGCATCCTCCGACTGTCGAGTTCTATACGGCTGGTCTGTGGTGGATCGACATGTATGAAATGGCTGCCAATTTCCGCGAAGTTAAGATGCGGCGCGACGAACAGCGCGGTGCAGCCTATTTCCGGAAGCAGGCGTTCCGTGACATCTCCACGCTTCCTGCATCATTGTTCGATCAAACGGGCAACTTGGCTCTGGCCGAGCGATTCTCGCGTGAAGGCGTGCCCACGCTTTACAGGTCCCCCTGAATAAGCGCGCCGACCGCTGCGTCCACATTCTCCTGGCTCCCGAGGTCGATGCAAGCACGGGCGAGCTTGACAAGCCCGACAGCGTCGGGAATTGGCAATCGTCGAAGGTCAGTCGCATTAACTTGGGTGTGACCGCTGAACAACCGGAAGTATGCGTCCACTGCGGAAGAGTTGAGATAAACTGTGAGGCCTCGCGCCAGGTCTTCCGGCAGCCCTCTGCCCGCCCTGTGGATGTAGTTCGTCTTGTTGTCGAAGCCGACTGCTTCCGTTGGGACGTCGCCCGGTTCAAGCAAGGCGGCGACGACGCGACGACGCTCTTCCTTGGCCGAGAACCTCTTCACCAGAACGTAGAAGCCCCTTGGCACAAGCAGATCCGACGTGCGGGCACATTCGACGATAGCCTTCGGCTTGCGCCGCGATCCATTGGGCCAAACCACTCGACCGGCGCGCAGGTGTGTCGGATAGATCAATGGAACCGTGTCAGCTTCGAGCGTCGCACGGAGGAATTCACGGGCCCTGAAATCTACGACTCTACCAGTCGATGCGCAGAGGCCTAAGTCGGCAAGAACGCATGGCTGCCGTGAAAGCCTGGCCGAAATCTCCTCTGCGTTGTCGTCGGTCACTAAGTGAAGAACCGCATCTGGATCGTCCGGCCTCACCACGTCCTCATATGGCGCTTTCCGCGTGCTCACCCCTTGTGCGGACGTGTGGGAAATAGTAACCGTACGAGGCGGGCCATTCATGCGACGACCATAGACAATCACGTTCTCTTGGAGAACTTCGTCATGTCTGAACGCCTCGTCCCGCGACTCGAATAAATGGATTCGCCGCAACGACACAAGCCGGAGGAACTCACGACGAAACGGCCTGAAGTACGGACCGTTGCAGAAGCTCCGCGGGTTTATTGAGACGAACTCGCCACTGTCCTTCAACAACCGTGCAGCGAGCAGCATGAATGCCGTGTAGAGATTGCTCGTCTCGATTCCCAAGCATCGCAGGTGTTTGCGGGCAGCGGAAGCGCTGTGGATCTTTCGATAGGGCGGATTCATGATCACGCAGTCGGCCCATTCGACCGAGGTGTCGAACAATGAGCCAGCCCTCTCGACACACTCCGCGATGAAATCAGCTTGCCGGACTTCGTAGTCAAGGCTGATCCCGTTCTCTTTGCAGAACGACTGGCAGTAGTCCAGCGTTTTTTCGAGGTAGGGCTTCAAGATCGCGTCGATTTCATAGGCAATGACGGACACCGACTCCAGCGAGCCCCGCCTTTCCACTTGTCGAGCCAGGAAGGCCGCAACGAGTATGCCAGAGCCCGCCCCCGGATCAAGAAGGCGAACATGGCGCTTCTTGGTTTCAAACATGCTCGCCATCATGCTCGCCAGTGGGGCTGGCGTCAAGAACTGCCCCAACTCAGCTTTCTTTGCAGGCTTGATCCCTGCGCTCGCCTGGCGGCGAAGTTGGTCGGCCACGCGGAGAAGGTCGTCACCACCCCGACTCTGACCGACCGCCAGTTGTAAGCCGCTTTCGTGCGTCATGGGTCTCGTGGCCCGATGCTTGGTCTGGCCTACCGACACTGTTTTCGCGCCAGCGTACCTATTTTACCAACGCTCCACCTCGTCGGGAGCGGCAGCAGTCTACCAACCGACGCCCGAAACTGGCAATAGCCGCCGGTTCATTCCGCGTTACGCACCCTGCCCCGATCCCACGCGAACTTCACCCGCTCCACACGGCTACCCCGTGAATCGATGACTACGAGCGTCGGCCGGACCGTCTGACCGTCGGCCCGCTTGTACTTCATGCCGCGAATCCGCCCCGTGATCCCCGCGACCTTGATGATGGCTCCACTGGCGTTGCTGCCGGGGATCGTCGGCAAGACGATCTCCTTGGCTGTCCAGCCGATGTGCGTCCGCTCGCCCTTGAAGAGCTGCCCCTTGCACCTATTGGCGATGCCGTCCAAGCACTGGATCGGATAGACGACCTCGGGGAAGTCTTCGAGCAACAGGTCATTCCCATCGAGTTCCATCTTGATTGACTCGAGCATGTCCATCGCGTGGCCTTCGTCGCTGCCGATCAGGCAGACGAACTCGCGGTGCCCATTGAGGACCGCCCAGATGCAGGCGCACTCGCACAGGGTCGATTTGCCGAAACCGCGCGGGGTGGCCAGGGCGAACAGGCCGCCGCGCAGCACCGCCTGCTCGATCCGGCCAATGACCTTCAGGTGATCTCTGGACCACGGCAGGTGGAACGTCAGCGGGAAGTAGGTCTCGCAGAAGAAGCGGAAATCGGACGCCGCCTTCCCCTTCCGCTCCGGGTTGGCGACCGCCGGCAGCTCCCCGATGTCCCGGCCGGCCAGGGAAAGCGCGATGTTGCGGGCACGGGCGCGTTCCTTCAGCGTCTCGTAGGGATCGTCGGCCGGCTCGGGCCTCGGTGTATGCCGCAGTTGCACGAGCCAGGCGACGTAGCGCAACAGGTCCACGTGCCGGGCGTCGCCGATGCGCAGCCCGGCACGCGAACGATGGCGGTGGAGTTGCCGCTCGTTGATGACCTCGCCCAGCGGGGTCGAGTTCAAGAGCCGGCACAGCTCGCTCGGTCGCAGCTTGCGCGGGTCAATCGTGGGCACGCCCCATCTCCTTCAAGAGCCAGGCGGCGTAGTGGACCAGGTTGATCGTGCCGTCGGCGTTCGTAGGCGCGCCGGCCGCCACGTCTACCTGGAGCATCTCGACGGTGACCGCCTGGCCGCCCACGCGGGCCAGGAGCCGGGCCGCGTCGGCCACGGAAAGCGCCGCCGGGTTCAGGCCGCCGTCGGGCGTCGTGTTGCGCGCGTCCACCATCATCCCTCGCCCCGAAAAATCTCCCGAATTCCGCTGGAACCGCGCTTGCCTTCGTCCCGACGTCGAGGTAACTGAGTCACTCGATGATGAACATGCGAACATCAGTTCCAGGAGACCGGACCATGACCCACGCCACAACCCACACCCGACGCCTCGCCCCCGGTACCCTGGTCATCTCCGTCGCCGATGGCGAACCAGGGCGGATCATCCAGGTCTGCACCTTCCGCCGCAACGGGCTGGATGCCTACAGCTACGTCGTCGAAACCGCCACGGGCCGCGAGATCTGGCACGCCGACGAGGTGGTCCTCCCGGTCGCGGACGAGGCGTGAAAGCCGAAACCCGCTGCGGCGGGTCGCGGCGGGTGGTTCCCGCCGCCTGAGGATGGCAGCCACACCATTGAGTACCACCAGCGAAGGCAACGACATGAACCGAACCCTCACGATCCACGGTCAGGAACACGCGACGGCTCACGACGCCTTGGTCGAGTTGAACTTCTCCGGCGACTACGCCATCAGCTTGGGCGGCCGTTACTTCACCATCACCCGCGCCGAGTGGGAACGGCTCCAGCTCTTGGGGATTCAACCGACCACCTTCCATCACCACGAGGCAACGGGCCGAATGATCAGCGTGCCCGGCCGGCATGGTTGAAGCCGAAACCCGCTGCGGCGGGTCGCGGCGGGTGGTTCCCGCCGCCTGAGGATGGCAGCCAGCCCATCGCAACCTCCAACGAGGAGACCCATCATGTCCACGAAGAAGAAGACCAGACAGACCGAAGCCCCGAAGGCCAAGGCCGCGAAGCCCGCCACGGCCAAGCCCGACGACGCGGCCAAGGCGAAGAAGGTCGGCTGCCTGGACGCCGCCGCCAAGGTCCTGGCGGAAAACGGGCAGGCGATGACCTGCCAGGAGATGATCGAGGCGATGGCCGCCAAGGGCTACTGGACCAGCCCGGCCGGCAAAACGCCACACGCCACGCTCTACGCCGCCATCCTCCGCGAGATCACGACCAAGGGGAAGGACGCCCGCTTCACCAAGACCGACCGCGGCAAGTTCGCGCTGGCCAAGTAGAAACGGAGGCCACAATGGACCGCGAAGTTCTGAAACTGATGGCCCACATCGACCAGACGCGAGCCGAATTGCGGACGACGCTCGACCGCATGGAACCGGATGATCAGATCGAGTTGTTCCGCGATTGCGCAACGGGCCGCTTGGCCGACATGGACGAGCGTGAACACCTGATGGTCGGCATGTTGGCGGCGATGGCGATTCACGCCATCTGGCAAAGTCGGGACGACTGGACGCCGCCTGGCCCCGAGTGCCCGCACTGCGGCGAGGATGACATCGACCATCTGGTCTGGCAAGACGACGAGAGGGTGCGCTGCACGAGCTGCGGCACCATCTACGATCCGAACCAGCCGGACACGGAAGCATAGCCGTTCCCAGCAACCCCATCGCCCACGAGACCCCCCAGCCGGGTCTCTTCTCGTTGGTCGCGGGAGTCATCCCGGCACCTCCGACCCGCCTGCGCAGGCAGGCGCAACGTGGGCCAGGGTGGGCGGGCGGTCGGCCTCGGTTGGCGTCCGATCCGCCTCGGGGCAACCGGACGCGACGTTGGCCAACGTGGGCGTTCCTGTGGCCAACTCCGGGGCCAGATACCGCACCGGCTTGCCCAACTCCCGCGCGATGCGGATCTCCGCCTGCACGCCGACGCTCTCCTGCCAACCGTCGAGCATCAGGACCAGCACCTCGTCGCACCGGGCCAGCAGGGCTCGGTCGAACCGGGACCAGAAAACCCAGCCGGTCGGCAGACCATACGCCACTAGCGGATGGCTGTGGACGATCGGCGAACAGACCGGCTGGCCCGCCAGCAAGAGCGCTGCGGCCGCCTGGCACGCGGCGCGATAGCGTTCCTCGCGGACGGCCGGGTCGGGATG